TACCCCCCCACCACCATTACCCTTCACCTCCACCACTACCCTTCACTTTCACATTCATGGGAAAAAAGAAAAGGCATTATATATATAAACCAAAAGAAATTTCTGTAGAAAAATATATAACTGAACAATTTAAAACTAAACTTAGTGAAGAAGAACATGATTATTCTAAAGTTGATTTTAAAAACAAACTTGGAGAATCACATCCATTTGATTATAAAGTAATTGAAGGATTAGAAATGAAGTTTGGAATTGTTAGCGCTATAGAAGATAAGATTTGTGATTATACAATTGCTCCTGGATTATTTATTGAATGTGAAGACGATGAAACTAAAACATATTTAGAAAATTGGATTGTTGAAACTAACTTAATACAACATCTTAGACCCTGGTTAAAATCTGGATTAGGAAAAGGTTCTGGTTATTTAGAAATTGCAGGATTAAGTGATATTGAAGAAAAAGAATTTATAAAAAATATAGATTCAAATACAATTTTTGTTCAAAGAGATGATACTGGAGTAGTAATAAATTATAATCAATATGTTGGAGCAAATATTAAAATAATTAGTGACAAAAAAATTATAGAATTAGATAAAGATAATATTATTCAATTAAATATTAATCAAGTTGGAAATAATGCTTATGGAATGGGGATTGTTTTTTCTGGAATACCGATTATTAATGATTTTTTAAATGCACAAAGTGCTTTGCATACTATAATGAGAAGAAAGGCAAATTCTCAAATTCATGTCAAGTTAGGAAATGCTGAAAAGGATGATTATCCAACTCAAAATGATATTAATGATTTTGGTTCTAATTTACAATATATGAATGAATCTACCGAGTGGGTTACTGGACCTAATTGTGAAATGAATGTTTTAGATTTTGGAAATGTTGGAGAAAAGTTTAAAAGTATTTTAGATAATGATATGAAATTATTATCTTATGCGTTTCAAGTTCCTGAATCTATTTTAGGAGCAGATAAAGGGTTTGTTGGTTCTGCTGAAATACAGGAGGAAGGATTTGATAAAAATATTAAATCATATCAAGAACAAATTGGATATATTTTAAAGGAAAAAGTATTTGATATTTTATTATTACAAAAAGGAAAAGAAAAGGTTAAATATAAAGTTGTTTGGGGAAAACAAACAGAAAGTGAAAAAAATAGTATTAGAACAACTTATATTTCATTACTTAGTTCAAGTTGTGCAATAAGTCCTGGATTAAAAAGAGCATATGAAAAGAAAATAGCATTATTAGACGGAATAGACTTTATAGAAGTAGAAAAAGAAAATGATAAAGCTATGAGACGAAATAATATAGATTCTAAAAAATCATTTAATAGACAAGTGCAATTACAGCAAATTCCTGGACAACAAAACACAGATGAACATTATTTAGACCATGAGATTTTAGATGAATATTTTAAAGATTTAGCTCCACAAGAAATTGAAATAGAATTAGCTAAAAAATATACAGATGAGAATTTATATAACAAAATTACAGAAGTAATTGATGATTTTAATAAAGATTATAATTTAAATGAATGGATTGGTGAATATACTGAAATGTCAGATGATATTGATAGTTTTATTGATGAAGATGATTTTATTAATTTAAGTGCTGTAAATGCACAAGAAGTTGCATTGGGAATGTTAACAGCTTCTCAAATTAAAAAATTAAAATTTATTATGAAAGATGCTGTTAAAAATAATAGAAGTTTACATTATATTACAGTTCAAATTGAAGGATTACATTTACCAGATAGATATGTTATAAATAGTAAAGGTGAAAAGGTGTTATCTATTAGTTCTAAAAAAAGGGCTGCAATGATTGCTCGAACTGAAACAGTTAGAATTAGAGCAGAAGGTTCTTTACGATTTTTAAAAAAAGGTGGAACAAATGAAGTTGTTTTTAGAACTACTTCTGGAAAACCTTGTCCACTTTGTCAATCAATGGAAGGTGGAGTATTTAAAATTGAAGAAGCTTCTGGCATAATTCCCCTCCACGCCAACTGCGTATGTCAGTGGGAAAAAAAGTAAATGGTTGCTATTAGAATTCCTGGAACTTCAAAGATAATTTTTTTACCTGAACACATTGGTGATACAGTTATAGATTTATCTAATTATCCTGACATAGATTCTTCTATTAGAAATGAAGATGTAAAAGTAATTGGAAATTGGGCTGATTATAGTGGAAGTGGGAAAACAAATCCACAAGAAGTAATGTTACAAGGTATTCAAGATATTAATCCGGCAAGTTTTAAAGGACAAATATTAAAATCAGATATTAAAAGAACAAATAGAGGAAGAAAAAGTTCTTGTTATAGGCAACGACCTCGTTTAGTTACTATAGATACAAACTTCTAAACTATATAGTATTAAATTTAATATTTATAAATAAAAATAATTTAAAATTGTTATATTAAAAATGCCTGCGGAATTTGAACGAATGCGGAAAGCAATTAAACAACAATTAAAGAAAGATAATCCTAACATGAAAGAGGATGAATTGGAAAAAAGAAGTTGGTCAATTGCAACTACTCAATGGAAAAAGACACATGATGGAAAGGCTCCAAGTAAAGAATCGATAGAAAATACTAATTCTGAAGATAAGTTTGACGAAGAAGGACGTTACATTGTTGCTGAAAATGTTAAAATGAATATTACTGCAAGCATAGATACAATTACAGAATGACTAAAAAGAAATATATAAAAGGTATTGCAGTAAGAGAAGGTGTTTCTCGAAATAAAAGAAATTATTTAGCATCAGAATTACATAAATTTGCAAATACTTTAATTGGAAAACCAATTCTTAAAGACCATATAAGCGAAACAGATAACGTTGTTGGTAAAATAACAAATGCTCTTTCTGAGGACAATGGAAAAATTATTAGATATGAAGGATGGATTAAAGATGATTCATTAGCAGAAAAAATAGAAGATGAGAGAATTACCGAAGTGAGTATTGGAATAATCTCTGGAAGAACAGTTAAAGAGAAAAAAGATGACGAAATAGTTATTCCATTAGATATGGAAGCTTTAGAAATTTCTACAACACCAACTCCCGGAGTTCGCGGAACATCTGTGTCTTTTCAAGACGAAAATTATAGTGAAGAAAAATTAAAAGAAATTATTGAAAATTATAACAAAAAATCAAATTTAACTGAATTTAATTCAGGTAATTATACAATTGAAAAGGAGGAAAATGGAATGGATAAAGAATCTCAAACTACTAACGATGAAAGTAACTTGGCTATTATAGAATCTTTGAAAAAGGATTTAGAATCTTTGAAAAAGGATAATGAATCTTTAGAGAATGCTCGTAAAGAAGATGCTATTTCTAAATATACTGAATTGTGCAAAGTAAAAAGTTTGAAAGTTAAAGACTTATCAAATGCAAATATGGAAATGATTCAATTTGCTATTGAAACTGTTGAAGAGATGCCAGAAGAACCAAAAGAGGAACCTGTAAAGGAACCTGTAGAGGAACCAAAGGAAGAACCAAAAGCAGAAGAGCCAGAAGCTGACAAACCAATTGCAGAACCACAATCTAAAGAAGTAGATAAATCTGAAGAGCCAGAAGGTGAAAAATTTGCTGGTTATGTAATTGAAAGAGTTGGAAATGGCTTTACGTTCTACAAAGGTTATTAAAATGACAGTTAATCCAAACGGGTTTGTTCAAGCATTAGATTTTGGGCAACCTAAAATAATCTACGGTGAATGTATGGAAGTTATTTCTGGCGGACAGTTTGTTGGTGCTTCAGGCACTGCATCTGTTGTTGGTTCTGGTTTAGATTCATATGTCGCAAACGATGTTAAACTTATCGTATGTGCAGATGCAGAAGACTTTGTTGGTGTTGCAATACAAAATACAGCAAGTGGTGCTCTTTTAGGAGTAGCTACATACGGAGCTGTTATCTCAACATGCGGTGGAAGTGTTACTGCTGGACACATGGTTGCAGCTATAGCAAGCACAGATTCAATCGTGAATTTAGGTGCTGGTTCTGGAACAATGAGTGCAGGAAGAGCATTAACAGAAGGAACAAGCGGCGCTTATGCATTGTGGAAAATAAACGCATAAAATGAAATATATTAGAGAACTTTTAAATACAGGAATAGCTACAGAAGGTTCACTTTTAATAGTGAAGAAAATTTACGACACATTAGTAGAAGAAGTTAATAAGACTCTTATCCCAAGAACTGAAGCTGCTCTTGTTATTGGTCCATCAGGTATTCCTGGTTCAAGTATTGATATTGATAGAGAAGACCCTAATACATTAGACATTAGAGAAATTGCAGAAGGTGCAGATGTTGTATTAGATAATCAAACTTACGATAGTCAAAATATTAAACCTAAGAAATATGCTGTTGGTATTAGAATAACAAGAGAGATGTTAGAAGATGGAAAGTGGAATTTGCTTGATAGAAATATAAGGACTGCTGGAAAAAGATTTGCGGAAAATGAAACTAAATTGGTTATTCAACAATTAGATTCAGCTGCAACTACAAATACCGGTGGTGCTGCATATACTATTGCAGATTTAACAACTCAAATCCAAGATTTAGAAGATGCTGATTATCAACCAACAACTTTATTAGTTGGTAATGAAATTATGCATGATTTGAGGAATATAGACACTTTTACAGAAGCTGACAAGTTAGGTTCAAGGGAAATGTTAGATAAAGGTTTTGTCGGAACTCTTTATGGTTTAAATGTTCTTAGATTTTCTACAAATGCTGCTCCATCATCAACATATACAAGATATGCATATGTTTATGATAAAAGTCAAGCATATTATATTGTAGAAAAAAGACCAGTTACTATAGAGAAATTTGAATTACCTTCTAATGATATGTCTGCTGCATCAGTGACTCAAAGAATTGCAGCTCAAATTATTAGAACATCTGCAGTCTCAAAAACTACTACTACTGCGTAAGTTTAGCTTTATAGCTATATCAACGGGTGGAAATTATTTCTGCCCATTATTATTTTTATTATTTTTTAAATTAAAACAATTAAATTAGGAGGAAAAAGACAATGATAGACGGATTAGGATTTGAAGAAGTTAACCAATCAGTTACTTCAACAGCTATAATTAGTGGAACTAATGTTTATGCTACAACAGCAGTGACAGCACCCGCTATTGTAGGAACAACTTCTGTTACTAATAGTGATGGAACTTTAGAATCAGTTGCTGTTGGAAGTGGAACATCTACATTTGGCGCAAGTATACACGCAGGGTCAGCAGCTCTTGGAACTGGTTCAAATGCATGGGTTGAATATGCTACAGCATTTTCACAAAAACCAATAGTAACAGCAACAGATTTAACAACTGCAGATATGGCTTTATTTATACCAGTTGGAAGTGTTGGCGCAGGTAGCTTTTATATTGAAGGAGTAACTGCATCAGATGAATTTAGTTGGATAGCAATAGGACTTTGAAAATAAATTATTTATATTTTATAGAATGAATATATCAAATGAAAGTTTAAGAGAATCAAAAGGAAAAGATAAAGTCGTTAGACTTTTATACAAATTTATTGATAGTAAATGGTTTAGTGACAAAAAAGAAAAAGATTATTTAGTTGTTTCTTATAATTTAGAAAATGATAAATATATTCCAGAACATCATAAATTTAAAAGAAGCATAGACCCATTATATATTTGGTCTGATGATGCTTATAATGAAATTGCGGGTTCTCCTAAAATTAGAAATAAAAAGGAACAAGTTATCTATGCAAGGAATAAATTTAAAACTAAATTGATAGAAAGATTTTGGTTTAGTAATTATATTGCAGCAGAGAGTAAATTTATAGAATTATCTAAAAAAGATTGTAATAATACTGAAGATAAATGGGTATTAGGTAAAACTATATAGTATAAATTATATTATTTATAAATGGTTTTAAATTTAAAAAAATAAGTAAATAAAACTGGCAGGTTTAATCGACGGCCAGTATAAAGATAAGAATAAAAGAGATTAAAATAATTTCTTTTATTAAAAATAAATAAAATGTTACCAGATGATTGGAAAGGGCGAAGATATCAGCAATTTAAAGATAGTGAAGTATTTGGAAAATTGAATGTGCATACAAGTGGCGGAAGTATTGTTTTAAATGCACCAACACCGAGAGTTGGAGATATGTTATTAATCAATGCAGGAAGTTCAAATGTTTATTATAATCTTGGAATTAGTGGTGGTGATGTTGCAGTTTCAACAAGTGGAACAATGTTAGCCGCTGGTGCTGAAAGGTCATATAATGATGTTGGATTTGATGTTGTTGGATTAACAACTTCAGCAGGTGTTACAGATATCTATGTTCACAAAATTTATAGCAATAGACCTTAAAAATGATAATTACAGCAACTAATGTGCCCAATTTTATTAATAAAGACTTGAATATAATTGGTGATTTAAATATTAAAGGAAATTTAGAAGTTGAAACAGGAAGTTCTGTTGTTAATGTTGGATTTATTACTCTTGGTGATACATCATTAGGAAATGACATTAGTGATTTAGTTACTATTTCTGGAAATACTATTTCTACAGGAAGTTATACTGGAACTAATTTTAGTGGAACTAATGTTTGGGCTAAAACTTTAATGCAAAGTGATACTATTATTGGTGATACTGTTATTAGTGGAACTGTTATTAGTGGAGGGAATACAAGATTAAATACTGGTAGTAGTATAAATGGTGGATTATATTTAAATTCAATTGGTAGTGGAAATGGAATAGTTGTAAATCAAATTAATGATTATCCAGCAGTTCTTATTAAACCAAATAATAGATGGATGTCATCGACAGCAAATGGTGGTGCATCTTCTGTTAATATGTTTAAAATAAATACTTCTGACGAAATTGATGTTGGTGCTACATTAAATGCTGGAGAGATTGAATTAGTAGAAGATTCTGGCGTAGTGACATTAGTTAATTTGCCTGTAAGTGATACTCCTGTAGCTGACACTGAAGAAAGTTATTGTTTGAGTATTGATTCAAATCCTATTTTTACAATTTATGCGGAGGCAGATGGTTCTGGAGGAATACAAAATGAAAGAGTGTTTTCTACAATTATGGGATTAAATGAAACTACAACTCCAACTGCAATTGCAGATAAAGGTGCTGTTTATACAAAATCAACTAATAGATTATTTTTTCAAGATGGAGCAGGTAATGAACACACATTAGCTCAAACAGATAGTAATTATGCAGAAATGTATTTTAATAATAATGCAGTAGCAACAGTAATTGAAACTGCAGATACTCCAATAATGTTAAGAAATACTACAACAGGAACTTTAAATAATTGGACATATCATTCTGGTTCTACAGGAGAAATCACTGCATATTCTGATGGAACAGGAAAAGTAAATGTTGCAAGTTCAACTCACGGATTAATTAGTGGAGATATTATTTCTATTAGAGGAACTACAAATTATAATGGTCTTTGGACAATTACTTTAATTGATGCTAATAATTTCAGTATTCCAGATACTTGGGCAGCAAATGATGGTGCAAGTGATTGGGACCAAGGGGATTATTTATTAGCAGGAACAGGTGCAGCAGGAATTTATTCTTTTGATTATTCTATTTCATGCACAGTACTTGCAGCAGATACATTATTGGGTCAGATTTCTAAGGATGGAGTTATTTGTTCTAAATGTATTAGTCAAAGAAAATTTGTAAATGGAGATATTGGGAATCTTATAGGCACTGCAATTATAACTATTGCGGAAGATGAGAGAATATCATTAATACTTCAAAGTGATTCTACAACAAATGTTACAATTAAATATGGTGACTTTAATATCCATAGATTATAGGGGTATTAAATGACAAATATTTCTACTGGTTCATTGAATAAAGGTTTAGTTGGACATTGGATGTTGGATAAAGAATCTGAAAAAACAACAAAAGATGTGTTTAATGGATGGGATTTTACAAATGATTGGGCTCCAGTTACAGCCACAATTGTAGATAAAGATACTTTTACAGTTGATACTAGTGATGGTTATGTTTTAAATACTACAATGATAGAAGCAGGTAAAAAATATACAGCAAGAGTAATAGGGACAGTAGGTGCTGGATTGAGTAATTTTAGAATCCAAAGTCCTACTATATTATATCTTTCAAACATTCCTACGGGAGCTTTTGATGAAACATTTACATTTGATGCTGATGATGCTCATATTAAGCTTTGTGCAACAGGAACTGGACAGATAGATATTACTTCAATGTATTTTAGAGAAATTGTTACTGCAGATAAAACTCCAAATAATAATGTTGGAAATTTACATGGAACTTCTTATACAACTGATAGAAAAGGACAAACTGATAGAGCAATGAGCTTTAATGGTAGCAGTGATTATGTTAAACTTCCA